TCTCGAGTTCGTGCGCGCCGGCGTCGACGATCGAGACATCCGCTTTGTACCGAGCCTGTTTGGCGACGAAGAAGAGCGTGCTTTCAACCCGACTCGCAAGCGGCTCGAAGTCGTCGGGCACTGGGCCCACGGCGAGGAACTCGCCGCCTGGTATCGCACCCGTGACGCGTTCATCGCGCAGACGCGCCAGTTCGGACTGAACCCGGCACGTGTGCTGCGCGTCATCGGTCAGTTGAGCCGGGAACCCGGCGAGGACGGGTAACGTGCCTGAACCGCAGATCGCCCCACACGGCCTCCTCGAACGCGGCAAAGTCTCCTTCCGCGTCGTGGGCATCGCGCAGCCGAAAGGCTCCACTCGGGCGTTCATCCCAAAAGGCTGGTCGCGGCCCATCATCACGAGCACGAATCCGAACCTGAAGGACTGGCAGCAGAGCGTCGCCGGCGCCGCCCAGCAGCACGTGACCGAGCTCTTCGTCGGCCCCGTCGAACTGAGCGTGTGGTTCTTTCTCCCGCGGCCGAAATCGCTCCCGCGCAATGTCGTCGCGCATCTCAAAAAACCCGACCTCGACAAGCTCGTGCGCGCCGTAAAAGATGCGCTCACCGGCGTCGCTTGGCGTGATGACAGCCAGGTCGTCACGCTGCACGCGGTCAAGGTGTACGCTGAAGGTCACACCCCGCCCTGCGTCGACGTCAGGATTCTCGGCCTATGAAGAACGCGAAGCGGACGCCGACCGAAGACCGCCACGCGCGGTTCGTCGCGGAATTCCTCATCGACCTCAATGCCACCAAAGCGTATCGCCGCGTCTACAACTGCAGCCAGAAGGTCGCCGAGGCCAACGGTCCGCGGTTGCTTGGGGATGCTAGAGTGGCCGCCGCGGTGGCCGCGGGCAAGGCCGAGCAGTTGAGCCGCGCGGATCTCTCCGCCACGCGTGTGCTTGAAGAGATGCGCCGGCTGGCGTTCACCGACACGCGCAGTTTCTTCGACGACCAGGGCAACCTGAAGCCGTTCAATGAACTCACCGCCGAGCAAGGCTCGGCGCTCGCCGGGTTCGAAGTCATCATCAAAAACGCCAAGGCGGGCGATGGCGTCACCGACGAAATTCACAAAATCAAGCTCTGGGACAAGCCGCGCACGCTGGAGATGTTGGCGAAGCATTTCAAGCTGCTGACCGAGGTGATTGAGACCGAAAGCCTGGAAGCGCTGTTCGCGCGACTTGATCGCGGCCGGGAGCGCAACGCCACGCGGAAGAAGAGCGACGAGTGAACCTCGGACCCGGCCGCGGCAAACGGCACGAACCCACGTCGAAGCGAGACGACCACGATCAGGTGTGTTCGTTCGATTTCTCCTACATTGAGCTGCGCGCGTCGATGGTCATGGACTCGGACTGCCACGTGCGCGGGAACGATGGGCACGGCTGGCCGTCGGCGCGGCCGGGGGATGTTGCGAAAACCGTGTTGGGCGTACGCTTCTCGTAGATGAACCGGTACGCTGAGACGCAGCAATCCGCCCTGCGTCAAGACCCGCACGAATTCCAGCAACGTCTCCACGAGCTCTGCGCCGAGAAATATGCCGACCCGCTCGGCTTCGTCCTCGAAGCCTACGACTGGCCCCTCAACGGTCAACCAGGCCCCGACCAGTGGCAAGCCGAGGTGCTGACCGACATCGGGCACCAGGTTGAAGAACGTGCGTTCGACGGCATCAACCCGGTCCTGCCGATTCGTCGCGCGGTCAGTAGCGGCCATGGCGCCGGCAAGTCGGGCCTCGTGTCGATGATCGTCGACTGGATCATGAGCACGCGCCGCAACGCGCAAGGCTCGGTCACCGCCAACACCGCCGACCAGCTCGAATACAAAACCTGGGCGGCCGTACGCGCGTGGACAGCGCTGTGCATCACGTCCGCCTGGTTCGAAATCAACAGCAGCATCATGTATCGCAAGGGCTGCCGGGCGACGTGGTTCTGTGTGCCGCTTCCGAACAACGAGGACAAATCCGACGCCTTTCAGGGCCAGCACGCGCGCAGCTCGACGTCGTTCTATATCCTCGACGAAGCGAGCGGCATCGGGCCGAAGATTGCTGAAGTGGTCGAAGGCGGCCTGACCGACGGCGAGCCGATGATCTTCCTCACCGGCAACATGGTGCGCAACACGGGGATGTTCTACGAAGCGGTGTTCGGGAAGCAATCACCGCGCTGGAACCCGATGGTCATCGACACGCGCGAGACGAAGCTGGCGAACAAGGCCCTCATTGCGCAGTGGGAGGAGGACTACGGTGTCGACTCGGATTTCTTCCGCGTCCGTGTGCGGGGCCTCGCGCCTCGCGCCTCAGAACTTCAATACATCGACAAGGAGCGGGTCGACCTGGCCCGTGCGCGCACACAACCACACCTACCACAGGATCCCCTGGTTGCGGGCTTCGACGTCAGCGGGGGCGGGAACGCCTGGAACGTCATCCGCTTTCGTCGCGGGCTCAACGGACGCGCCAAGGCGCCGATCCGAATGCCTGGGGCCGCAGACCCGGACCGATCGAAGCGCGTCGCGATCTGCGCCGAGCTGCTCAACGACACCCGGCCCGACCACTACCTCGCGGCGCTCTTCGTCGATGCGGCGTACGGCGCGGCGATTGTGGCGACACTGCATTCGATGGGTCACGATCGCGTCTACGAAGTGAACTTTGGCGGGGAGTCACCGGACCCGCATCAGGCCAACATGCGGGCGTACATGTACGCAAAATACAAAGAGTGGCTGCTGTACGGGTCGTTGCCGGACGACGACAACCTCTGCGACCAGACGATCTTGCCGGGCTATCACCTGAACAAAAAAGGGCAGCTGCTAATCGAGTCGAAGGAAGACCTGCAGAAACGAGGCGAGCGGTCGCCGGACGATGCCGATGCGGAGGTGCTGACGTTCGCGCAGCCGGTGGCCGTGCGCAAGCCGCAGACGGCCGCGAGTCGGTTGCGGAACATCTCCGCGGGCAGTTCGTGGATGGGCAGCTAGACGCGTTTCGCGATTCAGGCTACCTTGGTTTCACGTCCATCTAATGGCTAAACGCCGCACGACCTCGAAGAAGAAAGCTGCACGGGCGGCGCCAGGCGCACCGCCACCGCCCTCCGTCGCCGAGCTGCTCGCCGAGTCCCGCGCCGCACACACGCAATACCGGCAGCATCTTCCACGCATGCACGGCCAGGCCGGGCAGGTGCAGGAGCTGGCCGGCGATGTCGCGGCCGCTCGAGTGGCGCTCGAACGCGCGGGCACGCTTCGTAAGGCCGCCCACGAGGCCGATCCAAAGCACACCGATCCCGCCTGGGTCAGCGATGCGGCCGCCGTTGGCGATCACGACAGCCTGATGACGTTCTACGCCGAGGCCCTGGCCGCCTTCCCGGAACCTTGATGGGCCGGCTTGAACGGATCGGCGAATCGCGCGCAGAGACGGTGGAACGGGACCTCACCGACCTGGGTTCCTCGCTCGACCTGCAGCGGCGCAAGCTGAACCACCAGGCGCAAGCGATGGAGTTGATGGCCAGCACGCTCACGGACTACGCGGCGAAGCATCAGCGGTTGACGGAGCGCGTCGAAGAACTCGAAGCCGAACTCCGCTATCGGCTGTTGCCGTGCTATCAGCGTTGGCAAATTCACGGGCTCGCACTGCTCGCGCGCCTCCGAGAACGGTTCGTCTGATGGCCGTCGCTTCTGACCGCGACATCGAAGACGTCGACAGTCGCGACGACGACGGCCCGACCTACAAAACCGACCGCACGAACAGCGATCAGGAACACCAGCAAGCGCTCGAACGCCTCCAAGTCTCGGCCGAAGCCTACAACAAGCAAAACGAGCGCGAACGCGCCGCGCTCGCCTTCCAGGTCCCCGAACTGCAATGGAAAAACGCTGACCGCGACGCGCGCAAAGGCGACGTGATCGACGACGTCACTATCCCTGACCGGCCGACGATTTCCATTCCGAAGATCGACCAGTCGATTCAGCTCGTCCTGAACTCCGAGCGCGCGGCGCACCTCGGCGTCAAGGTCGAGCCGCTTGACGAACGCGGCACTGACGAAACGGCCGAAGTCCAGACCGGGCTGTATCGCCAGATCGAGCGCGAATCGAGAGCCGGGCTGGCTCGCTCGTGGGCGTTTGAACGCGGCGTCAAGGCAGGCCGTGGCGCCTGGCGGGTTGTCACGCAGCCCGCCGCGAACTACGCGTCCACGAAGGACCAGGACATCCGGATCAAGCGGATTCTCTACCAGGAATCCGTCTATCTCGACCCGTTCGCGATCGAGCCCGATTGGTCCGACGGCGAATGGGCGTTCCTGCTCGAATGGGTCTCGTTCGCGAAATACAAGCGGCTCTACAAAACCATCAAAAACAAGGGGTCCGCCTCGGACGACGACGACGGTTCGCCGGCGGATCTCCCGTCCATCCTCGCCGAAATGAACGACAGCGAGCTCGTGAAGCTGCAA